TACCCGGAAGACCGAGTCAAGGGCAGACCCGTGTACGACCCATCGCCGGCCGCGTATGGCTGTTGCACGTTGTACTGTGGAGGACCGTCTGAGAGCGTGTCCGTACGCAAACCAGTCTCTCCGCGAATCGTTGGTTTCTTGGTCTTGAGGAAGTTCGGGCGACCCTCTGGGGCGACCAGCGCGCTCTGAGCGCCGCCACCGCCGTAGGCTCCTGGGGCACGGAAAGCCGTCTTGGAAGCGGGCGCCTCCTGTGTAATGTCTCCGATGTAGGCAGCGCCACCGCTCTTGACGAAAGGGTTGCGGGGACCTGGGCGTCCCTCGAGCGTGGTAAGACGCTCTTCATTGATATTTGTGGGAAGAGCCCGGAAGTAGTCGTGGAACCCACCAGCCGCGAGCACGTCCGGCCCGACGCCGAGACCTGGACCGATACGCATAGGCTGTTCGAGAGGAGACAGGTTGTTTTGCTTATTTGTAATGTATTGACGGTTATACAGGTCATATACGGGCTGACCATAGGGAAAGCGAGAGTTGGTCGGAGTCACGTCCTGAAGGTTCGGGACGGCATCCTTGGGTTGGAGGCGCCAATCATTAATACGGCGTCCGAAATCCGGGTTTGTGTTCCGGAGATCGAAAGCATCTGCGCGGTGTCCAACTGAATCCGCCATCATATCGATATCACGACGGGTCAGAGGGGCTTGGGGTTTCGTGGTTGACGGTTTTTGTGACGGTTCCTTTCCTTCGGCAATCGTCTTACCAGCAAACACAAGACCAACAACGGCGGCCAAGGCCAACGGGTCCATTATTACTATTATACATCTTTTTTTAAAGAGACCGAGTCCAACGGATTCGTGAATACAAGGAGTCCTTCGGACTCCGCCTTGGAGGCTTAACGCCCCCACGTCTTAACACCCTTGGTGTAATAACGCTGGGCAAAACGGTCATTCTGGTACTCACCAAAGGTGTTGATGGGATTCCAATCGATGACGCGCAGAGGCAGGGTCACGTACGTGTTGGGGAAGTCATAGGTCTGCTCGGACCATCCCTTCTTCCAAGAGGTCGTAGGCTCCTCGCGGAGGCTGCTTTCAACATTCGTCTTGTCCTCGAGAACAACCTGGGCTGGGCCATACCACACACCCTTCTCGTTCACGAGTGGCAAGTAGCTAAACTGTGGCATTATTAATGTAATCGCATATTTAATTTTAATTGCCAGCCTCCATCTGGACACGCTCTGGGAACTTGGAGTAGAACCGATCTGGATCGCAAGATGCGCCGCCCTGGTCGTGACACTTGGCGGCGAAGGGCTTGCCGTATGCCGCCTGCGCAAAACCCGTCTGGTCGTTAGGAATGGTTGTCGAGGGCATGGAGTAGAAATTGCGTTCGGCATCACGCTGACGCTCGAACGGATGGATCTGACTCCAGACCTGCTGGACCTGACCCCGTATGCTTGGGTACCACGCCGCCGCTGGCCGGTCTGGATTATCCACGTAATCACTCAAAAGGACGTTGCCCATGGAGTTTTCTGTCGTTGGAAGCGTCACATCTGGACGGAAAGCGGTCGAGTACCGCCCGTCTCCAATTGTTGTACGGAGCTTTCCATCTTTAATCATGTTTGTAGTCCACATGTAGTACAGAATGGCAAGAGCCACCCCGCCAAGAGCAAAGATGCGAGGATCACGATTGATAATGTACACGATACACGCGGCGTACAGAATGAAGCGAGTCGTTGCCGAGACGCGCTGGTTCGCCGTCTGTGTGGCCGTGGGCCAAAAGGTCAAGAGGTCGCTTGACTTGAAGACTTCTTTGGGATCCATTCCTTTCTTCTACTTGCGGAGATTCTTTTTCTTTTTGCCTGATGGAGGGAGGGCTCGCCGAGGGGTCGCCGGCGGAGCGGCTCCTCCGAGCAAAGCCGCAAACGGGTTCCCGGCCCCGCCACCGCCCATCATCTGACTGAGCATACTGTTGACACCGGCCATCAGGGCCGCCTCATCGGGCTGACCGTTCGGACCCAGCTTCATATTCTTTGCACAATTTTCAGCGGCAGCCTCGATGGCGCTGAGGGTCTCCGGAGGAAACATACTCAGGGTCGTCGCAATCATATACAGAGACGTAAGGTACTGCCAAATAGCGTTCTTTGTGTTGTCAGAACAGTCCTCACGCTTCCAAATCACGTGAAGGTTCAGACTCTTTGCAAACTCATTCTGATCACTGAAAAATGACTCGTCACGTGCTGTGAGTTGCCCGGCCCACGGTGCAACCTGTTTCATAAAGGTCTTGCATTCTGGACCAGTCTTTGCTGGCTCATCGGGGAACACGGTACTGAGCTCCCCGAGGAACTGAGACATCATCTCATCAAAAGCTTTTACGGTAGTCATCTACTCAAGTTTAAGGATACTGTCCTTAAGTTAAAAAGGCTCCTTCAAAACTGGCCCGGAATCACCCTGACCTTTACTGACTATGAAATAGACGAGGACACCAACAAGAAAAGCTGGCTTGAAGTAGTCTGAGTTTTTCAATTTTCCTTCATTATTGAGTTTCGACCTGATGAGTATGTACCCGACGACTATACACGCTGCTATAACGGCCGCACTCATGGGTTCACGAAAGTACTGATCCATGTTCTATTATTTATGTATGGTTTAATTTTTGAATTTTCGCGGGCGCGTCTGGAAACAGGGACTCACCTTCGTCATCGTTTGCCGGGGGCGTCGTCCCTGGAACGCTCGGTGGGGTCAGAGAGTTATTTACGGTCACAGCCGTATCGACTCCTCCTGGGGTCTTTCCAAACTCCATGTTCCCTGTGTTTTGGGGAAGGGTGTCGATGTTTTCACTCGCGGGCATTCCATCCGGAATGCCCTCCTCCGCCAAGTCGGGTACGTCCTCATCACCCTCTGGGTCTTCATCCTCATGGTCCATATCCAGGTCCTCGCCGGCGGCGGGCAAAGGCAAGTACGTGTTGAGAATCTCGGCCGTTGGGACGAGGTCCTCAATAACGACGCAAATTCTCTTGTGAAACCGCTCGTTCAAATTGTTGTTGCGTTCCTCCTCGGACTTGTTATCCACGATGATACTGGGGTTCTCATACAAGTCCTTGGCACACGCCTCGTAGCATCGCTGAACAAAGACGTCATTTGCGGGCAACTTTATACTGATTTTCTTGGACTTTTTGTCGGTTCGGATTGCACTCAGAATCTTGACGTGGATAACGAATACAGCCGCCAAAAGGTTGGGAAACAAGGACTGGTTCTTGATGATGGCCTCTGTATTTTTGAGTGAAATTGAAGAGTTCCAGGTCTTGACACCCCGAAGGAGTTCCTGGAAGACTCGCGTGGTGTTTTTGCCCTGGGACTCCTTCTTAGCCTCAAGCCATATTTCCCAGAATGCTTCAATCATCACGGGAATCATAGCGTCACAGAGCTTCTTGGTGAACCGCCGCTCAGACTCGTTCAGGAGGTCCATGTACTATGTCAAAAGAAAATCTAGCTTCATATAAATATGCACACTGCGGAGCGTGTTGCCATGTGGGTCATCATTGCTCTCATAATCTTTTTCCTGTTTTTCAAGCAAACTTCCGGGTTCACAAACAGGCAGGTGAACCTCATGTCAATGGCCGAGTTCAGGGGACTTCCTCAACCTCTAAAGGATGCGTACGTCCAGAACATGACACCAGTCGTAGAGGCTTTTACGCAAAAAGTAACCAAGGAATGGAATGATATGGGGTCTGACGGTCAGCAAAAAGCGCTTGCTCAACTTGCTGGAATGTCTCAGCAAATTGTTTCAAACATTAACAGGGCGCCAAGCGTTGCAGCTGCCGCGAACCCGAGTACGCACGCGAATGTGACTCCGCCGCCCCCGATGCCCCCTCGTTCTTAGTGTCTTTTTGTGACCCGTAGTTTCTCTGCCGTCTTTTTGAGGTTGACGAGACTTGGAAGGTACGTGCCCGGATCAACCTCCTCCTTTTCCATTTCGGAATCAAGGGCTGCAGCTTTTGTCCATTGAACACGTATATCAAGCGGACCAACAAGGTTTACTATGTACCCGAGCCTTTGGAGTTGGCGACACATGTACCCTACAGTCGTTGGAAGATCGTATCGAGGAAATCCAACGACAAACGGGGGTACGGTCAGTATCGCATCTCGACTCCCAAGGTCCGAAGCCACCTTAATTTTACGACAAAATTGCTCAAGAAGGGCACGGTAGTACTCTTTTTTAGCAAGATCTCGCTTCTTTTCAGAAGCGACGAGTTGTTTGGCTGACAAAGCCATCTATTCTATTCGCTTAATTTTGAGAGGGAACAACTACGCGCCTCTAGGACCTCGAGAGAGCTATGGTCTCGACCGGTCCTTTCAGGACCTCGACTGTAGGTTGGTCTGAGTCACCGTCATTCCCTGGTTGTATGCTGTCGTCATGTTATTGAGGTTTGGCTGCGGCTTCTGATTCTTGTACCCCTGAAGAGCCCCCTTGAACTGAGTATCAAGGTTGGCCGTTACTTCAGTCCACGTCTGGTACTTGTCGGGCTTGTACCCATAGGTCGGGTCAACAGTTGACGAGTCTCCAATTTTGAGTATATCAACTGACCCATCGTTATTGACCTTTGCGCTTATATCATACTGGGTCCCCAGAAAGTGCTTTGTATCGAAGAACATGATACGCGAATTGTAGCTCCCATCGGGCTGGATGTTCACAAACAAGGTATCTATTGGGGCC